CGTTTCGCGCGACGACTGGCACCCTGCAGACATCGTTGCTTCGCTGCGCAAAGCGGGCTGGTCGCTCCGCGCGCTCTCCATCGCGCACGGCTACCACCCTAACGCACTAGCCAAGTGCCTCCCGAGGCCTTGGCCCAAGGGCGAGCGCCTCATCGCCGATGCCATCGGCGTGCCGCCGGAGACGATCTGGCCGTCGCGCCATGCCGAGCGCACGTCGCGCGCGGCCCGCGCCGGACGGCGCGCCCGTCGTCCACGCTCTGAAGTCTAGTTGCAACCCTAAAGGCCCGCTAACACGGTCTTTAGAAGGAGCCAAAACGTGCCCTGGAGAAAACCCCGCCGCTCCTGGAAGGTCGCCCCGGCATCGCTGGCCGAAGCCTTCCGCCTGTGCCGCGAGCACGGTATCGAGCGCAAGCGCCTATCGGTGGATCGCCTCGCCGAGCTGATGGCCACCACCCCCGCCACGCTCTACAAATGGATGGAAGACGGCACCATGCCGGCGCACCGGATCGCGCAGTTCGAGCACTTCACCGGCGCGCATTTCGTCTCCGATTATCTCGCGATCAGTAGCGGTCGTGTTGTCGTCCCGCTCCCGACAGGGCGCCCGGATACCGCTGAAGACATCAGTGGCCTGCAGTTGGTCTGCCACGAGGCCATCGCCAGCCTGATCCGCTGCTGGCGCGGCGAGTCCGACATCGACGAGACCGTCTCCGCGCTGACCATGGGCCTCAAGGCCCTAGCTTGGGAGCGCGAAAACGTGCAACGGCGCGACCGGCCGGAGCTGGACCTATCCATGGACGAGGAGACCGGCGATGCGTGAGTGGTACAGCAATGCCGAGCTTGACGGCGTGCCCGGTATCCCGTCGACACGGCACTGGCGGAGCAAGGTCGCCAAGCGTGACGGTTGGCGCGCCAGGCCGCGAAAAGGCCAGGGCGGAGGCACCGAATACCACATCAAAAGCCTCCCCCAGCCGGCCCAGGACTACCTGATCCGCCAGCACTACACGCCCGCAGAGACCGCGGACGCGCTGCCGGCCACGCAGACCGCGCAGCCTCCGGCCCCGGCCCCGGCCTCCGCGCAACCGCGCGACCTGGCCCCCGTCGTCATCCCCACCAACGCCGAGCTCACCGACTGGCAGCGCCGCACCCGCGACGCCCGCCTGCTGCTGCTGGGCCTGGTCGACGACCTGGAGCGCACCCTTGGCAGCACCGCCAAGGCCGTCGCCCGTGTCGAGGAGCTGTCGCGCCTCGGCGAGCTGCCGCCCGCCCACGCCGCCGCACTCGATACCGCCAACGCCCGCCGCGGCCACCGCTCCGGCATCAGCGCAGCGACCCTCTACCGCTGGATTGAGGCCCGCGGCACCGACCCCAACGCCCTGGCGCCCGCCGCCGCGCCGGTGCGCGATCACCCCGCGTGGCTGCCGGCCCTGCTGGAGCTCTATCAAGACCCGCGCAAGCCCAGCGTGGCCGACTGCCTGCGCCAGCTCGCCAAGCGGGCCGCCGACGACCTGCCGCTGCCCAGCGAGCGCACCGCCGCCGCCTGGATCAAGCGCCTGCCGCCCGCCGTCACCCAGTGGGGCCGCATGGGCACCCGCGCCAGGCGCAGCATCCGCCCGTTCGTGCGCCGCACCACCGACGGCCTGTGGCCGATGGACATCGTCGCCGTCGACGGCCACACCATCAAGGCGTGGGTTGCGCACCCGCTCAGCGGCGAGCGCTTCCGCCCCGAGGTCACTACCTACCTGGATCTGGCCACCCGCCGCATCGTCGGATTCAGCGCCTGGGTCGCCGAATCCGCCTATGCCATCTGGCTGGCCTATCGCCGCGTTGTGCTCGACCCGGATTGTGGCATCCCCGCCCTGCAATACAGCGACAACGGCGCCTATCGGGCCGACGAGCACACCGCGCTGCTGGAGCGCATCGGCACCTCCCAGGCGCACAGCCTCCCCGGCAACCCCCAGGCCAACGGCGCCATCGAGCGCATCAATCGCAGCGTCTGGATACCGCTCGCCAAACAGCTGCCGCTCTACGCCGGCCGCGACATGGACAAGGAGGCGTTCAAGCGCATCAAGGCCCAGGCCGATAAGACCGGCGAGTACATCCTGCCCTGGACGGACTTCCTGCGCGCGGCCACCGAGGCCGCCGCTGAATACAACGCCCGCGAGCACTCCAGCCTCACCCGCGGCCGCACCCGGCTGACCCCGGACGCAGCCTGGGCCGAGGCTAAGGCCGAGGGCTGGCAGCCCACGCTATTGCAGGGCGACGACCTGCACGACCTGCTGCCCGTCGAGGTCGCTGATCCAGGTGCGGCTGCCGTCGGCGGGGTCGTAGGCGGCCGGCACCGCGGCCCCGGAGATGCCCGCGCACACCGAGGCCCCGGCGCCGACCCTGCCGCCGGAGCCGCACTACATCGACCTGCTGGACAACGACGCGCACCGCTACGACGCGCTCAAGGCATTGCGCCTGCGCCTCGCCGACGGCGGCGCACTGGACCCGACCGAGCGGGCCTTTTTCGACGCCTTTTCCGCCAGCTCCTACGTGCGGCTGGCCGATGAGATGTGGGCCGAGTGGGACGCGCGCATGGCGCAACCATCGGCCGGCTGAAGGGGGACGGCCGCCGCTGCCACGGCGGCCGCCCGAGTCGCCCGGAGAGGCCGGGCATGAGACGCAACCAGAGACCCTAGTATGACAGCAGACACCCGCCCGTCATCGGCACGCCCACCGTCGCGCCGCTGACCAATGTCGCCTTATGCCGCGACGCGCTCGAGCGCGCCCGCGACCGCTCCCCCGGCCTGCCCGGCATCGTCGTCCTGCACGGCCCGTCCGGCTGGGGCAAGAGCACCGCCGCCGCCTATGCCGCGGTGCAGACCCGCGCCTACTACGTCGCCATGCAATCGGTCTGGACCCGCCGCGCCTTCCTGGAGGCCGTCGCCCGCGAGATGGGCCTCGCCGCCACCGGCACCATCGCCCACATCGCCAACGCCGTCGCCGAGCAGCTGGTCCTGTCCGGTCGCCCACTCCTTATAGATGAGGCCGACGTGCTGGCCGAGCGCGACGGCGGCGCCGGCCTGGTCAAAGACCTGTACGAGTCCACCCTCGGCACCATCCTGCTGATCGGCGAAGAGAAGCTGCCGCAAAAGCTCACCCGCTACGAGCGCCTGCACGGCCGCGTGCTCGAATGGGTCGGCGCCATGCCCGCCACGCTGGCCGACGCCCGCGCCCTCTGCGGCATCTACTGCCCCGGCGTCGAGGTCGCCGACGACCTGCTCGGCGCCTTCGCCGCCAAGGCCAAGGGCTCGGTGCGCCGCATCGCCGTCAACCTCGACCGCGTGCGCCAATCGGCCAAAAGCCAGGGCTGGCAGCGCGTCGACCTGGCCCTCTGGGGCGACCGCGCCATCTACTCCGGCGAGCCCCCGGCGCGGAGGGTGCACGGATGACCCAGGCCCACGACCTGCGTCCGGCCATCTGGTCCGTGATCCGCCGTCTCGGCGCCCAAGGGCAGGTGTTCGACGTGCTGCGCATCCGCGGCGAGCTGCGCGGCGCCACCCGCCGCGAGCGCATCCTCGACTACTGCAAGGCCCTACAGGCCGCCGGCTACCTGGTCCCCGCCGAGACGCCCGACGGCGCCCCCGGCTGGCAGCTGCTGCGCGACCCCGGCCTGGAGGCCCCGCGGGTGCGCCGCGACGGCACTCAGGTGCTGATGGGCAGCGGCCGTGAGGCCATGTGGCGCGCGATGCGCGTGCTCGGGTCCTTCAGCGTCGCCGAGCTGGTCGCCACCGCCAGCACCGAGCGCTGGCAGATCGCCGCCGGCGAGGCCCGCACCTACTGCGCCCGCCTCGCCCATGCCGGCTTTTTGCTGCGCGCCGGGCGGGCCGACAGCGCCCGCTACACCCTGCCCGTCAGCCGCTACACCGGCCCGCGCCCGCCGCAGGTGCGCCGTCACGGCAAATTGATCTGGGACCCCAACACCGGGCGCCTCTACGCCCCCGACGGCACCTTGCTGGAGACCACCACCCATGGCCGTTGACACCGCGGAGCCCGTCTGGCTGGCCCGGCTGCGCGCCGAGGTCGCCCGCAGCAGCCAGCGCCGGGTCGCCGAGGCCCTGCGCGGCGGCAACGGCTACCCCTCCGAGGCCCTGCTCAGCCAAGTGCTGGCCGGCAAATACGCCGGGCGCAGCGAGCGCCTGCAGCGCCTGGTCGAGGGCTACTACCTCGGCAGCACCGTCGCCTGCCCGGTGCTCGGCGACATCACCCGCGACCGCTGCGACCACGCGCAACGCAGCCCCTTCGCACCCAGCAACTGGCAGCGCATCGCCCTGTTCCGCGCCTGCCGCACCTGCGCGCACCGCACCACCGACCACGCCACCGACCACCCGGAGCACGACCGATGAGCGAATACCGCCGCCGCCTCGCCCGCGACCTCGTCCGGGATCTGGCCGAGCTGCGCCGCCGCTACCCCGACGCGCGCCTGCTCGGCGCCCACTGCCACGCCGGCGCCGCCTGCGTCGTGCTGGCCGCCGCCCAGCCCATCACCCCGCCGCGCGGGGTGCAGCTGACCGTCCTTGCCCCCACTACCGCCGACCGCCGCCGCTGGAGCATCCAATGAGCGCTTTGATCGACCCCAAAACCGCCGTTTATGCCGCCGCAATCCTCGCCACCGCCGCCACCTGGGCGCTCGGTTACGCCGCTGTCGCCCTCGCGCAGCGCATCGCCAACCGCCGCCGCATCCGTGCGCGCATCGCCGCGCTCCGCGCGGAGGGCTGCCGATCAGCCCCCGCGACACCCCGCTCGGCCGTCTGCTCGAGGCCGGCGACGCGCTGGCCGATGAGGGCCGCGACAGTGCCGAGACCCTGCGCGAATCCGCCCCCGACGACCCGGTCAGCATCGTCGCCGCCGAGCAGCTCGACGACCTGATCGGGCGCTGGCAGCGCCGCAAGACGCCGATCGAGCAGGCCCTGCGCGCCGCCGGCGACCTCACCCAGACCAACATCGAGGCCCTCCTGCCATGACGACCCTGCAGCACACCTTGATCGCCCTCGGCCTCGTCGCCGTCGGCATCGCCGCCATCCACGCCATGATCCGCGCCGAGCAGCGCCGCTTCGCCGCGGCCCAGCGCCGACGCCGCGAGCAGGCCCAACAGCAGCCCGACCGCGCCCGCCGCGAGATCGAGCAGGACCGCGTCAACCTCTGGCTGGCCGGCCAGCTCAGCCAGCAGACCATCAAGCGCGTCAGCGCCGCGCGGAGGTGCTGCTGATGACCGCCCGTTGCTACACCACCGTCCGCTCGCTCGGTGCGCGCCTGCGTGTGCGCCTCGCCGGCGCAGACCCCGCCGAGCTGATCCCGCAGCCGCTCATCGACGTGCTGGTCTGGCGCCCGCAGGCGCTATACCCCAGCGGCGAGCCCATCGGCTGGGACTTCGGCTATGTGAGCAAGGAGGGCCGCTGGCACAGCGCCACCGAGGGCGGCAGCGTCATCGACCCGCCCTCGCGCTGGTGGCCGATGCCGCCGGTGGACCAGGAAGAGAGTGCGCAGTGCGAAGTGCGCAGTGCGGGTCGCGAAGTGCGCGGTGCGGAGGTGCGGCCATGAGCGAGATCGAGACCACCCGCCGGCGCTGGACCGAGGCTGAGGACGCCAAGCTGCGCAGCCGTCTGTACGAGGGCTGCACCATGGCCGACCTCTGCTACGACCTCGGCCGCCGCAACAACGCCATCCGGCTGCGTATCCACAAGCTGCGCAGCGAGAGGGACCCCTCGCTGCCGCAGCCGATCCGCACCCGCGCCGCCCCGCGCAAATGGACCGCCGTCGACGACGACCGCCTGGTCGAGCGCCGCCGCGCCGGCGCCACCTGGCGCGAGCTCGCCCGCGAGCTGGAGCGCACCGAGATCGCCGTCAAGGTCCGCGCCGAGGCCATCGACAGCGATTACGAGCCGCCCGAGGCGTGGGACCCGCGTAACGACGTCGTCGCGCCGGGCGAGGCCGCCGTGATTTGGCTGATCGCCATGAAGAACGTGCGGGGTGCGGAAGTGCGCAGTGCGGGAGGTGCCGCATGACCATCCGCATCCTCCCCAGCATCACCGAGCCGGTGCGTGCGCCGTCGCAGGGCGGCAAGCGCGACCATTGGAGCGGGCGCGAGCTGCAGGTGATTCGCGAGCGCTACATCGCTGAGGGCGTTGTCGCCTGCGCCGCGCTGCTGCCCGACCGCACGCCAGCGGCCATCACCGAGAAGGCCCTCAAGATGGGCCTGCGCCGGCAAGGCCGCCACGCCAAGCCCCTGCCGCCGACGCCGCAGCTCGACGAGGCCATCCGCCGGCTCTATGCCGAAGACGCCGGCTCCGGCCGCCGCGGCTGGCTCAAGCAGTTCTGCGAGCGCCACAAGGTCCCGCGCCATTGGGTCTACCAGCGCGCCCAACAGATGGGCATCGTCCCGGACAGCGCGAAAAAGGCACCGCCCTGGACCGAGGCCGAGCACGACCTGCTGGAGCGCAACGCCCACAAGCACCCGGAGACCATCAGGAAAATCTTTGCCAAGGCCGGTTATCGGCGCACCGAGAGCGCCATCGCCGTCCGCCGCAAGCGCATCATCGGCGGTGTCCGCCAGGCCCGCGTCGACGCCGGCGTCTACAGCGCCAACGACGTCGCTGAGCTGATGCGCGTCGACGTGCATTGCGTCATGCGCTGGATCGGCCGCGACGGACTCAAGGCCAAGGTCGCCAGCTGGCACAGCAACGGCCGCGCCGAGCGCTACGAGATCACCCGCGGCGACCTGCGCCGCTGGATGCTCACCAACACCCACGCCTGGGACCACCGGCGCATCGACAAGCTCTGGCTGATCGATGTGCTCACCAATGGCGCCAGCACCATCGCCCAGGCCGGGCTCGACGACGTGCGCGGCCCGCGCCGCGAGCAGCAGGAGGCCGCAGCGGCATGACCGACCACAGTCCACGCCTGCCCGACTATCGCGGCGCCGTCGCCGTCGCTATCCAGGAGCTCGAGCGCCTGCTGCCCGAGCCCGTCAGCACCGCCGCCCCGGCCATCGCGCGCCGCGCCAACCGCGACCGCCGCGCCGTGCTCGCCGAGGTCCTCGCCACCCTGCGCGAGCTGCACGCAGCCCTCTACCCGCAGCCGCAAGACCGACCCTAACCAACAGTGACCAAGACCAAGACCATGCCCAACAGCACCGCCGCCACCGACCACATCGACCAGATCGCCGCCGCCTATGCCAGCGCCGTCGAGTCGCGCCGCGCCCTGCAAGGAGGCGTGCGCCGCGCGCTGATGGCACTGACCGCGCAGTACGCGCCCGACCTGCGCGCCTGCGTCGCCGCCGAGGCCGACGCCCGCGCCGCCCTGCTCGCCGCCGTCGAGCAACGCCCCGAGCTATTCGAGCGCCCGCGCAGCCGCACCGTCTCAGGTGTCAAGTTTGGTTGGCAGTCCGGCAAGCCGTCGATCACAATACCGGACGAGGCCGACACCATCGCACGCATCCGCCGCTACCTCCCCCAGGAGCAGGTGGACTTGCTGATCCGCGTCAAGGAGCAGCTGCACAAGCCCTCGGTGCTCGACCTCACCGCCGGCGACCTGCGCCGGCTGCGCATCCAACAGGTGCCGGCCGAAGACAAGCCCTTCGCCCGCCCCGTGGCCGATGCCACCGACAAGCTGGTCGACCTGCTCCTGGACGAGGCGGACGCGGACGCCGCCGGCCGATGACCAGCACCAATCCCACCGGGCGCCGCCCGGTGACCTGACAGCACTTACTCTGGAGAGGCTAGTGCAGACAAAAACCACCGTAGCCGCGGGCTCGCCCGCGCTGAATTTGGCAACCACCGTGGGCGCGGGCTCGCCCGCGCTAAATGCGGCGCCAAATACCAAGGGGCCTAAACCACCATGCCCCTAACCACCCTCTGCCCCCACTGCGGCGCGACCTTCGCCGCCGAGGTCGGCCTCGCCGATGCCGACGCCCGCCGTGCCC